CAATTATCCGGTGTTAGATCAAATGCTTGGTTAAGACAGAAGCGTGTAAATCTATCTCGTGCTATCTTGGGCTTCAAACTTTCTTCGATTGTAATGCAGCCAATGGCAATATTTGATGCTTATTCCTATGTCCAGTTGCGCTTCGGGCATCTTGCAGCTAATAGAATGATGCTTCATTTTGCAAGCACTTGGCTTAATCCGTTGTATGCTCGCAGAGTATTAAAGCAATCTCCTTCTCTCCAATTAAGAAAAGGAACTGCCGGCGAACTTGCAATGGAAGAAATAGCCGGTGCTTCAAAAAGAAAAAAGATTGTTGGTGGGATTGAAAGATTATCAATGAAGCCACTTCAATATTTCGATGTTAAGACGGCCGCTTCCGTTGATCAAGCAGTTTACCGCATCTTAAAAGGAAAAGGATTATCTGATAGTGAAGCTCGTGCAGAAGCCGATCTTGTAATGAATATAGTTTCTGGATCTTCCGAAATAGCAGATCGTCCAATGGTTTTAATGAAAGATGAAATATATAGAACAATATTTACATTCCAAACTTTCATGCTTAACCGTTGGGGATTAATCGCCCATGACATTGTAAATTCTGGATTGATCCACGGAAACTTTGGAAAAAAGATAAAGTCGCTATACGCCCTATTCATTCTTGGATTAGCCGGCGCAATAGAAAACGAACTTCTCGCTAAAATTTATGAAACTGTTAATGGGAAGCCGCTTGATAAAAAAACATCTCCTGCCGTAGCAGGAATGATGTCTATCCCAGAAAGTATTCCAGTTATTGGAAATATCATTGAAGGATTTACTCAATACTCACAGGGAAGCAGCGTTCCGCTTGTCCGCATTATGGAAAATCTCCGCACCGGTATTATCCAAGCAAAATCCGATGATGTTGATAAAAGAAAGAAAGGTGCCATAAAAATAGGTGAAGCAATAGGAACTTGGTATGGTATTCCTGGCACCGCTCAAATAGCAGATATTCTTGAAAGAGAACCAGCAGAAGAAAAGATTGATAGATCATCTCAATTCGATGTAGAGTTACCAGCTTTGCCAGATATGGATCTTCCGGAAATTCCGGAGCTTCCGGCATTGCCTTCTCTATAATGTGAACGCTCGATTATTCCGGCAAAGATAACCTGGCTGACACAAAAAAAACAGCGACCTTGATTGGCCGCTGTTTTATTTTATTAATCTTTATCTTGCCAAGTAGCTGCTTTTACTGCCCACATTTGCGCTCCTTGCGCTTCTGTAATAGCTATCTTAATTAATCTCATTCTCTCGCTTGGAGATCCGCAAGGAATTTGATTAATGATGTCGATAACTTCTGCATAAAGCTCTTTAATTCTTTGGACTGTTGGATCATTGCTTGGATTAAAATTTAATCCGACAGCTTTTTGTCCATAAGTCATTGGCTGCGCGGCCGATAAAGATCCGCCGGTTGTTTCTTCTGGAAATGGCATAATTATTTTTTTATCCGGCTCTTAGAAGCGGCCGGTTTATCAATACATAGAACGCAAGAAAATTTAATCTTAGTAAAATCACCATTAGTTCTTGTGTTAATTTTTACGAGTTTATTCTTTTCTAATTCTCTTTCTATATTTAATGCTAATGATGAATATCCAGCTTGTTTTACTACTTCTATAAATTTTTTATCTTTTGGAGAAGCTGGAAATTTTATTATTAAATTTATTGGAATTTTTTTCATATATTCATTTTAATTCGTAAATGTATTTAGCGTTTAAGTGATCAGTTTCGTGCTGGAATATCTTTGCAATCTTCCCGGATAAACTTGCTGTAATTCTTTTCCCCATAACCGGAGCATATTCTCCATTTTCTTTTTTAGAAAATTCAAGTGGAGAAAATTCAACATCACATTTATTCCAGCGTTCGACCTTATTAGCTGGCATTGTGGCGAAACTTGCGCAACCTTCTTCGCTTTCAACAGTTGAATTGGTATGTCTTATAATAACCGGATTAATAATAACCAAAGTTTTAATTCCATATTCCGGGAAAGGTTGATTAAGAACAAAGAAACGCAATGGATCTTCTTCAACACATTGTGGGTGTGCTATCGCGTAAAACCTGCGATAAATTCCAATCGGTCTATCGCAAAGGGTATGCATCTTTTCGGCATCTTCATAAACTCTTTGGATATCTTCTTCGGTAACTAACCTTGATATTTTTTTGTGCGGCAGCACAATTCCTTTTATTTCGCTTGGCATAATGTTTCATCAATTAATTTTTTATGAGCTTCTTGAACTTCTAAAAAGATCTTTGATACTGGTTCTTCCGGAGATCCAATAACTTGCTGTCCATTTCTCCAAACAGCATAATCTTTTATAGCTTCCATATATCCTAATGCGTAGGCTCCTAAATCAGCAGTAGCTCTTTCCGGAGAATGAGCAACTCGGATATTTTCCATTATGAATGACCGAAATTTATTTTCTAAATAAGACATATATTATCTTGCAAAGAAGTCTTCGTCATCGTGGCCAAGATCTGCTTTGTTTATTTTAGTTGAATTATTTTTAGCAACTTCACCTGTCTTCTTAAACTTAACTGAGAAAACAGGTTCGAGAATAAATCCTTTTTTATCTGTAATCTGGATTGTTTTTCCGGCCAGATATTCTTTTATAGCAACATCGGAAAGAAGTTGTTTCTGGCTATCAAGATCAACCTTTATAAGAGAAATTTTATCAATTAGATCTTTATTATTGGAATTGAAAGCATTGATAATATCTCTTTTTTTCTGCCTAATTTTTTCTTCTTGTTTAAGAAGCTCTTGATATTCAACCATGGCTTCAAGATCATCTTTAACCTGACGCTTTAAGATAGCAAGATCATTTTTTTTCTCGTCCGTCTTGCTGAAAACGAGTTGGAGTTGGACTGCCATAATTATTTATTATTAAAATTTATTATTATATTTCCATTATCCTGCTTTTTTATTTCCGCTTCAACTATTTTCTTTGTTTCTTTAACTGCCGGCTTCTCTTTCTCGTTTAACAACTTACTCATCTCATTATAAATATGATCATCGTTTTTCTTAAATGCTTCAAGTATTTCTCTGGTGCAATATGCTTGTCCGGCAATGCTTACCGGGTATTGTTGTCCGTCCACGACAGCCGAGAATATAAACGACTTATTATTCTTTAAGGCAAATAAAATATCATTGACCATAGCCGTTAGATTGGCGATGATCTGCGCTTTTACTTGTTCATCTAAAATATCATCTTGCGAATTCTCTAACATATTCTTGGCCTTTTGTGCTTGGAAACCAACCGCTCTCACTATTGCGGAAAATAAATCCGAGCTTTTCTAAGTTTATTAAATCTCTTTTACTTGTAGTTATTTCAATAGTTAAGCAGCCGTGTCCGGTTCTTTCATAAACATTATTTATAACCTTTAATGTTTCAAATAAGTCTTTGGTTAAAATTGGCTGCAACATATTTATTAGATTAATTTATCTTGATATAAAGTTTTTTCTTCTGGCTTCAATTCTTCTATCTTAACTGCTTCTGTAACAAGTTCCATTGTTCCGTCTGGAAGTTGAACCCAGCGTTGGTTTAATTTTTCCTTGAATATTATAGGATAACTATCCGCATCTACTTCTGTCGTATTTTTTAGAACCAATCCTGTTAAATCAATTCCAACTTTTAATATATCTTTCCAGCGTGAAAAATTTCTAAAATCTGGACAGATATCAGTTTTTGCCCAGCTACCATTTTCTAATCTAAATTCTACTCTAACAAAAGAGTTTCCATTACGACTTCTTTTTATTGGGTGTATTTTAGATATTGTTCCGCGCATATTATAAATATAAATCTTCTTCATTCGGTGCTGGAACGCCAGTTTCAATTTCAATGTTCTTAATAAATTCATTAAATTGAACTGTCGATAACCTGGTTGTTGTTCCAGGTATTTTGACTGTCTGCCCCAGCACCGTGATTTCTTTCGGGAGAAACTTTAACTTAAAATACTCGTGCAAGTCTTCTGGACTATTGCCTGTTTCTTCGCTGATTATTTTCTTATAAGCATGATAATATTTATTCTGCTTACTGGTGCGCGGCTTAACATAATCTTTAAGAATTAGAAGCTTCTCACCAGTTTGATTTCTCAAAAAAGAAACAACAGCATCGGATATTTTTCCGTCAATCATTATCCATTGTCTTGCAACCATATTTTTAGTATCAAAAAGGAATATTCTCTACCCTTATTTCTTCTTCTCCTTCCGGGTGTGTTTCTCCCGGATAAGCTTCGCCGTTTTCGACTACTTCGGCTCCGCTAAAAAATGGATCATCAGCTCTCTGCGGCTGTTGCTGTCTTTGCTCCTTGTCATCGCTTCGAACGATACGATAATCCGGTTGATTTGGTTTGTCTTTCTTGTCGTTAATAAAGATAGCGATGTTAATATCTCCGCTTAAATCGTGGAGAACTCCGGACATATAATCAATTCCGGACTTAGATCTTTTGCGCCATAATGCGCCGATTGTTTGTGATGCCATATTAGTATTTGCTTAATTCCTTCTCTCTGTTTTTTACAGCGACAAGGTGAATAAAAGTTTCTTGATTTTTAAGACTATCTTCTTCGGAAATATTATGAACTGTAAAATCTCCGGTTTCTTTGTTGAAGTGAATGATCATTGTGCCGTCAAGCTTCTCTCCTGTTTCTTCTTCGTAAGCGCCGACATATCCAGCGGCTTGATATTTCATTTCGTTATAAACCCCCTTAGCAGTTTTATAATCGATTAAATATCTTTTGCTGTCTATTTCAATGATCGCATCTGTGATACCGACATAACCATACCTTCTTGAATAAACCATTCTCTCGCATTCAATGAACTTAACCTTATGCTCGATAACCCAGTTGATGAAAGCTTGAACTCCGTTGCTGACCTTAGTAATAATATCAAGCTCTTTAATTTCTTCATCTGTTTTATCTTCTTTATTTGTCAATTCTTCCAGGCGAGCATTAAGATTTTTCAAAGCTTCAATTTCCAAAGACTTATTATCTCTTAAAGCTTCTCCGATCTGCTGCGCAATATCGTGGACTTGGCTACCAGCATCAGCCGCCTGTTCTTTCTTAATTTCGTGTTGTCTTAAAGCTTCATCAATAACAGGAAGTAATTCTTCGCTTGTCATTTGTTCTCCCTGGTGTTCTTCAAGATATTGTCTTAGGTATGATCCAGCAAGCCCGACAGCCCAGGGTATTAAAACCCTGGACTTATCGATTATCCCCGTGATTGCTGTCACCGATGTTAAATAACTTTTTTCCCCGGTTAATCGATATCGGTGGCTATCCGGATAAAAAGTAATTTCAATTTCGCCATTATATAAAGTTTTTGTTTCTGTGTTTGCCATAAGATTATTCTTTCTTAAAGTTTTTTAATTTGTCGATGCTATCAGCCAAACTTGTCTTTGGCTTTTCTTCTTCAGCCGGAGCTATATCTGCCGTTGTATCGACCGTTGGCGCTTTATCGACAGGTTGTTCAGCTTTTTCTTCTACCGGCGCAGGAGCGGCCGTTTTTGGCTTCTCTGTTGAAGCTGGAACTGGTTTTGACCAGGAATAAACTTCCGTTCCCTGGCAAGCCTTGACAATTTTTGAGAAGTCTGGCTCTATAACCTTTCCAAGCTGACCGGTTCGATCCTTAGCTGTATATTTATCATTACCCGGATCAACGATGATAATGCGTTTTGTTTCTCCTTCGTTCTGCACAACAGTCATATAACCAACGACATCAACCATACTAACAATATCATCGGAAACCTTAGTTTCAATTTTTGGTCGCTTTACGATACGATCTTCATCTTTACTTTCTTCAATATGAGCAACCAGGATTACATTCTTACCGGTGTCGCGGATAACCTTCAAGAAGTCTTTCATTGTTTTCTTTAACCAACCCCAGCCGGCCATTGTCGGGCTGCCGTCTTTTTGGACAAGCTTAGTATCGCCCAGGCTGATCATATATCTCTTAAGCTTATCCATAAGCTCTCCTATTGGATCGATAACGACAGTTTCGTAGTCGTTCTTTTTAATGAAGTCAAGGAACTCTCTCATGTCGCCCCATTTTTCAATTTGAGCAACATCAACTTTAATTCCCCTTAATCCGAAATACTTAGCGCCATTTTCGCAATCAGCGATAATAGCCTTCGGTGCAGTTGAAGCGAATGAAGTTTTACCAACTCCGCCTTCTCCATAGATCATCATAACCAATGAAGGTTTCTGCGCCGGATCACTTGTGTTATAAATTTTCATAGTTTTTGTGGCTTATAGCCTTATATTAATTACCAAATTTTTCTCCAAATTCCAGTTGCTTAGTTTCGATATTTACGCTTACAAGTTTTCTTAATTTACTTTCAAGCTTAAACATCGCATCGGAAGGTTCGCTGGAAACAATTTTTAGATCGATTATATAGCTGCGGTTTCCCTTGCTCTCGACCTTAGATCTAACAACGCATGTCGTTAGAACGCCAATGATTTCATTGGGATTATTTTTTTTCGTCATAGTCGCCTAACTCCTGGATAAACCAATCTCTCACTATTTGGAGTTCTGTTAAATCTTTATTAAGTTTTTCAACGATCTTGCGACCTTCTTCATCAAGAGCGTTATGCTTTTCTGCAAGAGCGATTACATCTTTAATTAATTCCGCTCTTTTTTCGGTTTCTGCAAATGCTTGCTTGGCACCGATAACCAATTTCTTTTTCATTTCATCGCTTAAAACGATTTTCTTTTTTTTGTTGAACATAATTTTTATGTTAAATAAATTAGTTTTTAATACCAAAACGACCTTCCAGATATTCAATAAGATATTTGGCATAGGCCGTTAAAATTTGTTTTCCTTGAAATTGGAAAACTTCTTTATTAGATTTTAGAGCTATTGTATAAGCTCTTTTTAAGTTGATGACTTCTTGTCTATCAAACTCGATTGTTTGTTTTTGCATAGCTGGCATAGCTTAGTTTATAAATAATTTTTTGATTACCGGGCGCTTACGCTACGCCCGGAATATCAAGAAACTATTCCTGGGAACCAATTTCTCCTTCCGTTGAAATTGGATCTGGATCGGTTGCTGTTTCAGCAGGAGTTAAATCTGCTGCACCTTCTTCGATTGCTGTGTTTATTGCTTCCGGATTTTCTGGAACTTCTGTTGTAGCAACATCAGCTCCTTCTAAATTTTCTGGCATTGGCTCGCTAACAGAAGCTACTAAAACTTCTTTTGCTTGCAGAATTAATCCCTGCGCTTGGTCTAATAAACCAAGAATTTTTTGTGTTACATTTTCCATTTTGTTTTGCTCTGTTGGCCAGCTCGTGAGCGATCCAACATTCGCTTATATTATTTAATGGTTTGATTAATATATTCTTCTAAATCCTGTTGAATGGTTTTTCCTTTTACTTTTAAGATCTTAGTATATTTTTCGTAACTGTCTTCTCTAACTTTTACTTTCAAACTTTTTATAGAGAAATGTTTTACAATAAAAGGTTTTTTGACAATTTTTTCTTTCCGGTAATTTTTAGCTTCGATTGCTTTATTTTTTTGGTGCCATTCATAATGGCATTTATCACACAAGATCATTACTTCAAAAGGTTTTCTATAATCAGTATGATGCCTAACTAACCTTACATCTTTTCTGCCGCACATTTCACAGAATTCTAATTTTTTTATTTTCCGGAAAGTTTTTTGTCTTATAGAATTCTTCAACATATTATTTTAATTTTTCAATAATATAGTTTTGAATGTCGTCTTGAATTGTTTTCTTTTCGGAGATTAGTTGAGCTTTATAGCGATAAAAAGTTTCTTCATTTAGTTTTACTTTTATTGTTCTAACCTTTCCTAACCAGATTTTATTTCGAGCCATAAGTTTGTAAAAAATTAATTCGTTATTTTGGATACTTAAATTATATGCTCTTTTTAATTTTAAGTCAAGAGTTGCTAAAACATAGATTTTTATTGGTTAAAAATATAAAAGGTGCGAGTTATCCACAATAGGGTGCTTGTAATACTTTTTATGATGTGATATATTTTTCATATAACAAAAAAAGCTATGCCAACACAATCAAATTTCAAAAGAGAAAAATCTCAACAAGAGAAATTTATTCAGCTTATTAAAGCCGGGTGTTTTATCACCATGGCTTTTTATTTATCGGCAACTGGTTTCGCAATCTCGGAATATCTCCAAGAAATGAAATCATTATCCGAAAACATGACTGAAATCAACTTTCCGGAACGCGCTTCAAAAAATATCGAGATTATTGATGTTTCAACCGGAGTTATTCGCCAAGCATCAGCTTACAATTCCGTTCCAGAACAAACAGATGACACGCCATGCATCTCCGCTGACGGATCAAACATCTGCGAATTATTAGCCGCCGGAGAATGCATCATCGCTGGAAACTTCGCAGATCTTGGAAGCCAACACTATATTGACGGCATAGGACTTTGCACTTTGCATGACCGTATGTCTTCCCGATACCAGGAAAACATCGATATCTTTTTTGGTTATGATATCCAGGCTGCTAAAAATTTCGGTCGCCAAAATTTATTAGTAAAAAGCATCTAATGAAAAACGGAAACCCACAACTTGAAAATGGTTATACTAAAATTGCTAATGAGCTTTTAGAAGGTATTTTATTATCCGATCTTAGTAAAGACGAATTAAAGATAACAATCGCTATAATCCGTCAAACTTATGGTTGGGGTAAAAAAATGGAAGCAATCAGCGTTAGCACATTCCAAGTCTTGACCGGCATTGACCGCCGCCATGTTTCTCGGACTTTGAAAATATTGCTGGACAAAGGAATGATCGAAAGAGTAGCCGGTGCCAAAATGAAATTCGGCAAACCTGTGTATAAGTATGGAATTATCAAAAAAAGCTATTGCCAATATGGCGACAGCACTATCGCTAATACGGCGACAGAAGCTATCGCCAATATGGCGCATATAAAAGAAAGTAAAGAAATACTTAAAGAAAGGAAAAAAGTTCTTGTGGATAAGTTCTCAATTCCAAACCTACGCAAATAATTTTTAATCTATACAAACCTATGCAAATCATAATCGCAATCTGGGCATATCTATCCAAAGCCCTTTTAATCCTTAGCGGCGTTATAATCTTTTTTTCGGCACGCTATGTCTATCTCTTGATAAAACATAAAATAAAATTAATAAAAAATAAAAAATAAAAAATAAAATTATGAAAGTATTATCATTATTTGACGGTATATCTTGTGCAAGAATTGCTTTAGACAGAGCTGGAATAGTTGTTGATCATTACTACTCAAGCGAAATAGATAAATATGCTATTGAAGTAAGTAAAAAGAATTGGTCTGATATTATTCAGATTGGAGATGTTACTAAAATAAATAAAAATTCTTGTGGTATTGGAGAAAATATAGATTTACTTATTGGCGGTTCTCCATGTCAAGATTTATCAATCGCCCGGTCAAACAGAAAAGGATTAAAAGGAGAAAAAAGTAGTTTATTTTATGAATATCTTAGAATATTAAAAGAAATAAAACCAAAATATTTTATTCTCGAAAATGTTGCATCTATGCCACAATCTGATAAAGAAATAATAACAAAAGAATTAGGAGTTGAACCAATCATGATAAATGCTTCTTTAGTTAGTGGACAAACAAGAAAAAGATTATTCTGGACAAATATAAAAAATGTAAAAATTCCAGAAGATAAAAATATCTTATTAAAAGATATTTTAGAAAAAAATGTTGATAAAAAATATTTTTTATCAGAAGAATATTTATCAAATTTAAAAAATCATAAAGGGCAACAATTAGCAATAATTGAAAATGGTTTTTGTGTTGTTAGAGAAGCTACTAAAAAAGGATATGCCATAGCTTATCCTGGGTATTCTGTAGATTTATCTTTCCCGAAATCTAAAACCAGACGCGGCAGGGTTGGAAATAAATGTAAAAATTTAATGGCTGGTGGAGATAGCAAATGTGTATTTACTGGAAAAGAAATAAGACTATTAACTCCCGTTGAATATGAAAGATTACAATGTGTTCCAGATAATTATACTGAAGGAAGCGACCGGCAAAGATATAAAATGCTTGGCAATGCCTTTAATGTTGAAGTAGTAAAACATATTTTAAAAAATATTATTTAAACATATGCCAAGACTTAATTGGAAAAATCTAATTCCGCAAAAAGAATATTTAACTAAAAATTAATATGAAAAATAAAAAACAAATGATAAAGGAAATGAATGATCCAAAGCATAAAGTCTGCAAAGAATGTCAATTTGAAGCGCAAAACGGACACAATCATTCTTGCAGCCAATACCAAACAGCCGCTGATCTGCATAGATTTATAGACGGTAAATATCGCCGTCCTTGTCCTATTTGCCAACAACAAGGGCGCTTTGGAACGCTTGATATTCTAACCGCAGAAGAAACTAAAAGACTAAAAGAACGCGAAGGAAAAGATAGTTATCCGGATAGAATTGCAGGCTGTGATGAGTGCAAATTTTGGTGCGATGCTGATGAGATATAAAATATATAATATTTTGGCTAATTTTGGAGAGCAATATAAAAGTCGTCTGTTTGTCAATACTACAAGGCAATGGACGATTTTTTGAATTAATGGTATTATAGAGTTATCCACAGCCATATTTCCAATCCTTTGCTTGAAAACTTGGCATAGCTATCAAGCAATCTCGATCGAAGCCCTTGCTTCTGGCAAGGGATTGAAAATATGTATTTATCCGAAGATGAACAAAATGATACAAGTTGCAGCGACTGCTTTTTTATAGCAGTTATTTTCATAGCCGCATTTATATTTTCCATTTTTTAATTAATCATAAAAAAACTATGCCAGAACAAGAAAACAATTTACCACGCCTTGAAGGATTATTCTTTGCGGTGTGCAACACAGCGATTGAAAACACTTCTTGGAAGTTCGCTGATTTCGAAAAAGTAAAATTGGTGCAAGGTCAATTAGCCGCACTTCATGCGTTCTTTGTTGATTACTACAAGAAAGAGCAAGAAGCTATCTTAGCTGCCAAGAATAAACCAGTCGAGCAAATTAATTTATCGGCCGCTCAACCTGCCACAGAGCCGGATAAGGGCATTTCTATCCCAGAGCCGACACCAATGACTGCCCAGGAGCCAGTCGCTCCCACAGCGGCAATTCCGGAGCCAGTAGTTCCAGTAGTTCCAACACCAGCTCCGGCAACAGAAGTTGCACCGGAGCAAAAAAAAAATCTAATTAGCCCAGAAGAAGCGAAGAAGGCACCAATTCGACCGATGCCAGATGATATTTTAGATCTTGTGCAAGCCGGAGTTGAAGTAGCAAAGGCAACACCAAAGGTTAAAGATAGAGTTGAAGCAAAGGAAATTCCTGCCGCTGAAAGCCCGGAAGATGTTGCCAGAAATAAGGCAGCGTTTCATAACATTGCCGCAGATATCAATGATGCCCTTGAACCTGGCGAAAGATATTTGACACCAGAAGAAGCGAAGGCTCGCCGCGCCGCCTTGATTGAAGAAAGAAAACAGGCTGGCTTAGATGTCTTTAACTAAAATGCAGGTCAATGAATACAAAATGTTGATACCGGTTTCCCCGGATAGCATCAACAAAGTTATCACTTATGGCAAGAAAGAAGGCGATATCGTTGTCTTGAAGCATAAATGGCAGAAGTTATCCCATACGATAATCGATGAAGCAATATCCTATGGACAACTTCCAACTCGTTTCAAAGGCCGCGTTTCATTCTTCTTCCGTCTTTACTTTGAAACTGCCAGACAGCGTGACGGCGATAATTACGAAGCAATGTGCAAAGGAATTATTGATGCGTTCGTGCAGAAGCGATTGATCAAAGACGATAATTCATCGATTGTCGATGATGACGGACGAAGGCTTAGAGTTGATAAATATAGTCCAAGAGTTGAAGTCTATATCAAAGAAAAGATAAAAGACGATAGTCTTGTTAGCATAAATTATGAGCAAAGGTTTAATCTTAAAACCAACGGACAACATAATCGACCAATTATCGGAGAAATACGAGTTGAACCAACACGAGAAGAAACTACTCCCGATATTAATTCTACCGAAAGCATTGCGGCCGCATTATAAACAGATCCACGGACAACTTGGTATTAGCGAGAGATATTATTTTGCTTTGCTTCATAGTCCGAAGCTTAACAATGCCCGGCAAGAATTAATCAAGCAGTATTACATGGACGATTTATCCGATGTTTTGCAGGCGATGAAATATGAAGCCATATCCGGAAACGAGAGAGCGGCAAGATTATTTCTTGAATATGTTGCAGACTTCAAGAAAGAAGAAGATAATAAAAAGCCATTAGACAATGCCGTGCGTATTCCGCCGGCTGAAAATGTCATAATTATAAACGAATTAACACAAAAATTTTATGGTAATCGACCAAGAGAAGATCAGCCGATTGAAGGCATCGCAGAACCTATCGTTTGAAGATGCGCTTTATCTTTTAAGAGCTGGCGAAAAAGTCATGCGAACTGGCTGGAAAAATGTTCGCTATGTTGCAATGCAACGCCCAGATGAAAATAGCAAGATGAAAAGGGCATATCTTTATTGCGTTCCACTTGATAATCAAGCTTGTCCGTGGGCTATTTCTCCAATGGATTTATTTGCAGAAGATTGGCAACTTTTTAGATAAGAGTAGTTTTAGCTGCTCTTTTTTAGTTTATGTTTAAGACACCGGAAATTGAATTGAAACTATTTGCTATCCTAAAAGCTGACCGGTGGGATTTATTGCCAACATTTTTTGGATCTTGGGAGAGTGAAGATGAAATGATTGATAAAGTTATTTTATTCGGTCATTTCTTCTTAGCTCATTATTTCCGCAATCAGTCGCCGCCATTTCATCGGGATATTATAAAAGATTTCTTTTCTCCCAAAAATGAATATACAGCGGCACCGCGCGGATTTTCCAAGACAACAATTCTGCAAACTTGTTGTATGTTTGCAATCGTCAATCGAATGGATCGCTTTATCGTGATTATTGAAAAGACTTTTACAGAAGCATCGGAAGTTATCAAAGGTATTCACGATGAATTTATTGATAACGAAAGAATATTGGCTGTTTATGGACAGCTGGTAAATAAAAACTATGATGCTATTAAACGCATCGAAGCAGCCAAGAACCCGGAAGCCAAAGGTGATATTTCAATCAATGGAATTCGTGTTCGTGGTAAAGGTTTTAACAAAACAATTCGTGGTCTTAAAACAAGAAGTTGGCGACCTACTCGCATTGTCCTGGACGATATCGAAGAAGATGAGCATATCAATAATCCAGATCAGCGCAAGAAATACGAAGACAACTACAACAAAGGTATTCAACCGGCTGTCGATATTGACGGCACGATAAAAATGTTCGGCACTATATTGCATGTTGATAGTCTTCTTAACAACAACATAATTAATCATGGCGGAAAAATATGGCGCGCTCACGAAGGAGATGATCCAGCGACCGCACCAGCTGAAAGTTTTTTATGGCCAGAACGCTGGTCAAGAGAAAGATTAATTGCGAAACGAAACGATATGATGTCTTCTGGACAATCATCAAGCGCTTATTCGCAAGAATATCTTAATAATCCTATGGCAACAGAAGATAGAAAATTCAAATATCCGTGGCTTTACGAAATGATTGATAAGCCAGACGGAACCGGTCAATACAAGGTGCCAGCAAAGCGTATTACAATGGCAGAATTTGAAAAATTACGCATGAAGAAAACGATGAATGGTTATGCCATGATCGATACAGCTGACACAACAAAGGATAAAGCTGACTGGACTGCCGTTATAGTTTTGTTTGTTGATCCGCAAGGAAATCGTTATCGTGTTGATTGCCGCCGAGAGAAACGCAACATTTTGGGAGTTATCCAATTAATTTTTGAAATATGGGAAACCTGGTCGCCAAAAGGTTTAATCAAGATTGGTATTGAAAAGAAAGGTTTTGAAGATCAAATATTGCCGTTATTTGAAGAAGAAAAAACTCGCCGCATGATCTATCCGGTCATTGAAGAATTAAAACCTGGCATGAGAAATAAGGAAGGAAGAATACTTGGTGCTTTGCAAGGCTTCTATGAAACTGGTAAAATGATATCAGTAGGAAGAATTGGAGAAGACGGAATTTTCCGTGCTGTTGGTAACACCTTTGACTTGCTTGATGAGTTATGGGATTTCCCAGGAGCTAAACATGATGATTTGTCCGATGCCGAAGCTTATCAAGCTGACATCTTAATCGTTCCAATGGCCGATGAAGAAAAGACACAGCAACATCATGTTCCAGAAGATGATCCGTGGAAAGATGATAAACCAGTTGCCGCTAATAATTCTATTGAAAGTTTTTTTGCTGGTGGAAACTTTGTCGGAAATCATTCCGATCCGGATCCATTCGACTAATATGAAATACGAAGACTATATCAAAAATTTAATTATTAAGTTGATATTTATAACAGCAATATCAAGTTTCTTTGCCGGATGGATTATTGCTGTTTTTATTACAAAAATATGGCAGTAAAAATTATAAACGGCGAAGCATCGATGCCGGAAGAAATAAAAATCGATGAGAAAGAAGCTTTGGCAGAAATTGCCGAGCAGATTAGACAATCAAGAGAATATGTAAAACCATTGCGCGTTGAATTCCGTTCGCGCATGAAGTTATACAACAACCAAAGAAAACAAAAAGATAAAGTTGGAGATACTTCTTTATTCAATGTCATTACGACAATGCTTGCTATTTATTACTCCGATGAAATGCAAGTTAGTTTTCAAGGTAGAGAGATTGGAGATGCATCAGCCGCTTCCGATGTCGAAAATACTGCTAAATTCGATTATGATGAAATGGAAATGGATATAATCAATTTCCAAAATCAATTCGATAGATTATTTTTTGGTGTTGGTATTCGTCAATGCTCGGAATGGAATGCAGAAACTAAAACCCCAATGCCTAAAAATATATCAGCTCTTTGTTGGCTGCCAGATCCAAAGGCTGGTCTTGATATTAAGAAATTCCGTTGGAGCGGTTTCGAAGTTGAATATACTCGCGATGAATTAACCGAAGAAGCTGGCTTCTTTAACATTGATAATTTACCAAATACCGTTGATCGTTCCGGAACCGAAAGAGATCTTGATAAGGCAGCTTACAATGAAGCAGCCGGTCTTGGAAATCCAGATTATAAAAATACAGTTGATCCAAACAGTAAAGTTTATAACATGATTGATTTGTTTACTGTTTTGACTGATATAAATGGAACTCGCCATAAATACTTGGTAACCGTTGATGATAATTGTAAAAACTTTTATCGTCTTGAAAGACTTGAACCAATCACTCCGGAAGAAAAGAAAAATCCGATTAGAGTTCCTTTCCCATTATCTTTGAATTACTACATGCCGCAAGCAGAAAATCCTTTCGGAACTTCTATTTGTGATCTTGTTGAAGATAAGCAACGCGCTAAATCAATCTTTAAGAATTTGCGTATTGCTGCCGAGAAGGCGCTTATCTATCCGATGTATTTATACAACAGAGATAAGATATTAAATCGCCGCGACTTAGATTTTGCTTTTAATAAGTTTATTGCCGTTCGTGGTGATGTTGGAAATAATGTTGTTGTGCCGCTTAATAAAGGCGTTTCTCGCACCGGTGATGTGCTTGCTAATGAGCAATCACTTGATAACGATATTGAAATATCAACTGGCGCTTCAAAGAACTCCCAGGGCGTTATGAGCGAACAACAGCGAACACTTGGCGAACAAGAAATCGTCCAAGCTAACGCTAACCTGCGCTATTTACTTGGCTCAAAGATTAATGCTTGGGGTGAACGCCGCTTCTGGAAACTATGGTATAGACTTTATAAACAAAACTTCCCTGGCACCGATAAGAAAATTATCCGCATCAAGTCCGCTATTGGCAATCAATACGCAACTATTACTCGCCGCATCTTCATCACTAAAAATGATCCGGATATCTTTATCGGCTCTAAACTTGAAGTTGAACAGAAAAGACAGCGCGACAGCCTTTCATTCGAAAGCATTGTTCCGATGTTTATCACCGATCCTTCGATACCTTTATCTTCCAGAAACTTCATCAAGCGCCATTTATTACGCTTAAAAGGTGTTGCCAATGAAGTTATTGCGATTATGGTGCCAGATACTCCGGACGAATATAAAGCTAAAATGGAAAATGAATTGCTTAATAAAAATAACAACGAGCCGGAGATTGATGTAAAAGAAGATCATCTTTCTCACATAGTTATCCACAGTCAAGCAGAAAAGACACCTGCCACAATGGGGCATATCAACGCTCATTACACCGCTTACTACGAAACGGAGCAATATCAAAAAGACAGAGAAGCTCAACAACAATATTTATTGGGCAACTCCGGTAAAGCTGTCGGCGCATCAGCCGGTGCAGCTGCCAATGCTAACGCTAATTTAATTACTAATAATAACAGCCGTTCCGCAGGTGTTATGCCTGCTGCTACGGCTTAAAACAAGTATGCCAGAAGAAACAAACACTTTCGTCTTGACTGACGAGCAACAGAAGAAGATCGATACTTTAACCGCATCTTATCCTGTTAGCAATTTTAGTCCGCGCTATGTTGATCGTAGAGCGCTTGATCAAATGATTTCAGCTCATCAGTTGAAATACATTGACTTCTTAATCCAAGCAGAAGAAGAAAATAAATTGCTTAAAGAAAATGCAGCTGACTTCAAAGCATATCCAGAAAGCATTCAAGTTGCTGCTATCGAACACGCTGTTAAAGCAAAATATGATCCGGATTATTTTGTCCGCAATCATGTTGATAATGAGCTTATCAAACCGATTACCATTGTTAATGTTATCGAAGCCAAGAGAGAAGAAGCGCAAACAAAAACATGGAAGGTTGAATATCATGCTCGTCTTATCAACCGTTTACGCGGCTTTCGTCAAACCGCTATTGCTATCGAGAAAAATGATAGCTTCTTAAAAAAATTAATGTTTTGGGTAAAATAATTTATGAGCAAAATCGCTATAACATACGGAGATTTTGATTGCTTAAATAAATTGCATTTCCATTTAATCAAGGAGATGCGAAAAGTTTCGTTACCGGATAATTTAATCGGGATAGTTCTTCCTGATGATTATCCGGTTTTCGTAAACACCGGGCATTTTCCTATCCAGAAAATGGAACATCGATTTAATAATGCTTGCTACCTTTGCAAGGCTATTCATCAATCGTTCTCGGCCGATCCTTCTTCAATATTCGAGCTTCTTATTTCCGAAGCTAAAAGATTAGGCGATAAACTCGTCTATGTTGGATATGATGATGAAAAAGAATTTCCTGGAAAGAAAGTTTTACAAGCAAACAATATCCCGATGAAATTTATTAAAAAATCAAAACTATATGGACAACAAGAAACCAAAGATAATTAGGGGCATTTGTGAATATTGCGGCATTCCGGCTTATAAATGCGCTCATTATATTGGGCTTGTTGATGCTTCCGGAATACCCCTACCGGGTGTCGATCTAAATGCCAAACAAAAAGAAGAAGAACAAAAAAATGAAATAAAGATTTCTGCGACAGAACAACGACAAGGCAATCCGCTTAAACAAAAAGTGGCTGATGTTGTTATTGCTCATTGGGATAGACGAGATATGCTTTATCAAACTCTTGGATCTATTCCTTTGACCGGCATCAATGTAATTATAATTCGCGGCAATACTTATTCCGTTTCAAATAATATCGGTGCCAAAGCAGCCGTAACTGATAATATTATTTTTTGTAATGATGATATGGTCGTTCCAAAACAAACATTGCTTGAAATGATAAACTCCGATGCTGACTTTGCAATGGCTCGACAGTTTTATCCGGACGGAAGTCCACAACATTGCGGTTTGAAATGGGTTGATCAAGATTTTGTTGTTGTTACTGATCCTGTTGAAGCACAAGTTCCAACAGCTGCTTGTTTCCGCGTTAAGCGTGAAGTATTTGAAAAACTTGGTGGCTTTGATGAAGCCTTCATTAATGGCGGTGAAGATCATGATTTATTCTTCAAAGCCCTTGAAGCTGGGCATAACTTCGAGTTTGTCGATACTCCGGTTATTCATTACAGCTCATCATCTTCTGGTCGTTTTGATTTTGAAGCTGATAACTTAAAATTGTTAAAAGAAAAATGGCCTAACGATAGGCTCAATAAACTTTTTTATGAAATCGAAAAACAGAAAAAAGAAGGAGCATAAGTTGAAGGTTAGGGCTAAAAAAAATGATTTATTTTTGCGTGAGAAAACAGGAAGTGATCTCTCGTGGCAAGGCAGAGAAATACTGTAAAAAAATTAAGTGCAATAAAATAAGATACTTTGCTAATCTCGGATCATTCCGCAGAAACAAAGATAAGCACCATTAAATATGAAAATTTTAGTAACTGGATTATCAATGGCATACTTATCCGGGCAGCCGCTTTATTGCTACGAGCTTTGCCTGGAGTTAAAGAAACAAGGCCATGAAGTAACGATGATGTCGGAACTTCATGTTCCGCCTGGACAGAAACCGGATAATGACGGCCATAAACTTGTTGAAAATTTGCGCGCAGAAGGAATTGAATGTGTTGAATGGAACGAATATATTTGTAATGGATATGATCTTATATTAGCTTCCGAGCCAAAATCAAGAATTATTTTTTCTTCATCTGGGAAAACACCTGTTTTTAATATCGTTCATAGTGAATATGAATGTGAAAGTCCGATTGAAGATAGGCCAGAAATAAAAGCTTATATTTGTATTCGCCCTTCTATTGCCGCTCATATCATGACACAACACGGTATTCCTGTTGATAAAGTAAAAGTTATTTATAACGGAGTTGATCGTGAGCGTTTTAATCCGGAAGAATTAGGAGCTAATTTTAGACGACCAGAATTGAAGGAATATGAATATAAAATAGTAGCTCCATGCACCTTAGATAAACTTAGAGAAAAGTTTTTGAACCATTTAATAGATAGCGCTACCGCAGAACGCCATGTTGTTTTAATTGGTATGGATTGCGGAGCTAATTTACACCAAAGTCCGTTTGTTGAAATCAAGGGTGATACTTTTGACATTCAATATGAAATGGCTGATGCAGATGAAGTTGCCGGAATACTTCTTGGCCGTGTAAATCTTGAAGCTTGGTCAATGGGAATTAAATCAACTATCTATGATCCAGAAACACTTGAAAATTATACCATTGAACCGCCAAAAGATTTTGATAAAAAACATAATATTAAAAATGTTGTTAAGCAAATAATTAATTTATATTCCAATGTATGCCATTCCGCGAAATAAAAGACGAAGACCAAACACAATCTTCTTATTCGCAATGTTGGCACAACTAAAATTATGACTAATGAAATTAAAACAGGTAAAATTCTCGTTGGAATTCCCTATCATTCTGTCAAGGATTATTGTCTTCCGGAAGCTTTTAAGACAGCCAATGCCTTAACTTATCCGGATAAAGAAATTGTTTTGCGTTTTGATCCAAGCGAATATGGCAGCGAAAATGCTGTTAAGAAACAGCGCGAATTCTTCCGCAACTTATGTCTTGATAAAGACTTTGAATGGCTTTACTTTATGGGCGTTGATACTATTCCGCCGGTAGATGTCCTGGAACGCCTTATAAAGACTGCTAACGCAAACAACATAAAAGTAATCGGCGGAGTGTATTTCGGCCGCAAGAATGCCGGAAATGGAACGCCAGACGGAGCTGTGGCATGGATCCATAGCCTACCAAAAGAAGAACAAACACAGATATTTAAGACTGTCAATGCTCTTGTTGAAGTGGACGGTATGGGAATGGACTGCGTGCTTATTCACAGAGAAGTTTTAGAAAAAATAAGTTTCATGTCTTGGTTTCAAAATGATGACGATTATCCATTCTATGATAAAGCCAAAGAAGCTGGCTATAAAATCTTTATGGATACCGGAATTCAATGCAAACATTATTTTTCTCCCACAGGTTATACACAGGCTGGGGAAATATTTGAATAACTTGTCGATATTTTGAAATTATGATATATTAAAGATATGGATAAAATAAAAACATCTGCTGCTAATCAAGACGAAATATTAGTTTGGAAAAGATTGCAGCAATATTCTCCCTGGAAAAGACTTTGCGAGCTTAAAAAGAAAGATATTGAAGCCGCAGATACGATTATCAATACTATCGGTTTTGACCGGGAAAAAATGTTTTCCGAGCGTGATGTCGCTATTATTAGAAAACAGGCAATTCTTGACTTGATAAACGCTCCCCAGAAAATGATTGATTTATTATCTGGAACCGGTGTCGTCAATGCGACCGAAGAATTTGATCCGTTTGAAGAAGTTGAAGATGAAGACGGAGAAGATTTATTCGGTGATAATCTATAAGACTTTTAAGAAATTAAAATACGCTGTGAAGCAGCATATAACTTCAAAACATTATGTCCGAACCAATTAATGTTGATGCCCGTGTTGATGAGCTTTCAAAACCTGGCAACGAAGCCGAGTTAGCAAAAGTTCTTAACGCCGAATTCAACAACGAAACACTTCCGGCAGATAGCAAGCCTGCCGAAGCTGCACCAGCAGCCGAACCAAAGCCTGCTGAACCTGCTAAACAACCTGAACCTACTCCGGCTCCACAGCCGAAAGAAGGCGAAGGCGAACCTTCAAAAGCAGGTGAACAAAAAGCTGGTGAAGAAGCCAACAAAGGCAAGAATAGGATCGAAGAAATCCTTGCTGATAGAAATGAAGCAAAGACTGCTGCTGCCGAAGCGCAGACTGATGTCCAAATTCTAACAAAGCAAGTCCAAGATCTTACTGCTATTGTCGAAAAATTGACTTCTGGAAAGCAAGGTGCAGGGGAAGGAACACCGTCAAAACCTGGTGAACCTTCTACGGACGATAAACTACCGCAAACAAAAGAAGAATTGTTATCTCTTATTGATGAATTAACCAATAAGAAAAATGAAGCTTCCGATAAAGCGGCAGCCGCCGAAAAATCCATAACTGATGCAATCCAAGCATTAAACGCAGATGAATATCCGCATGCAGAAGATTTCAAAACTGAAATATCCGAAGTAATGCGTAAATTCTCTGGAATGAAAGCTTTTGCTGCCTACAATTTCCTTGTTGGCAACGGAGTTATTCCAACAGAAGTTATCTCGTCAAATGCTAACCGAACAGGCACCGGCAACAGATCTAAAAGCAGCTTGGTTAAGAACAAGAGTGCCGAAGATATGACACAGGCCGAACGAGAAGCCTATCTTTTCGGGGAACAAAAAGCCGGAAATCTAAATATCTAAACACAATTTTCTTAAAGCAAGTTTTATTAGATCTCTTTATTAAGTAATTTAATAAAAGCTTGCTTTTTTGTTTTATACATTAAAGCGGCTATCGCTTATATGGCCGACTATACAACTGCTGTAAACCGCGGAGAAATGAATTCCGGTGTTTTACAGACTTGGCTAAAACGCGAAGTTCTTGAAAACTTCGAGCCAAATTTATACTTCTATAAGGCTGGTGAACAACCTGTCGTAGAAGCTGGTTATAACACTATTGGCTGGGCTAAATTTACCCAGATTAGTGAAGATAGTGTTACCGAAGGAACTAATGCCGATGACGGTGTTAGTCCAACCCCTGTTGCTTTCAATGCAACTGTAACAACTGCGACACCTAAACAATATCGCATCGTTGTTTCTTTGTCCGATATGTTGATTGAGTTGAATGTCCTTAACTTCTTAAAGGGCGCAGCTCGTGAAGTTGGTGCAGCTATGGCTCGCAGAATTGATAAAGAAATTCAAACTGTGATCATGGCCGGTAATTATGTAATCTATGGTGGTAGTGCTGCTGCCAGAACCGCTGTTAGCGCTTCCGACAAGCTTACTGCTGGATTATTCAATAAAGCTAACGCTTTACTTGAAGCTCGCTATGCTCCAAAAGTTGATGGTTTCTATATTGCCTATGCTCACCCTTACCAAATCTATGATTTGAGATCGGAAAGCGGAACAGGAAATTGGTTAGAAATCAACAAGTATGCCACCCCAGATAAAATCTTCCGTGGCGAAATTGGTATGCTTTCAAATATCCGCGTTATAATGGCTCCGTTCATTCAACCGTTTACTTCCACCACAACTGTTTATCCTTGTTTAGTCTTGGGTAAAGGTGCTTATGGTGTTGGTAACTTCCAGTCTTTACAGACTTATGTTACTCCGGCTGTCGCTTCCGATAGTGATCCTTTGGCACAACGCCGCAAGGTTGGTGCAAAGGTTGCTTTCGCTACAAAGCGTTTACAAGAAGCTTCCATGCTTCGTATTGAAACCGGTGTTACTTCGTTAGCGTAACCTTAGAAGCCGGGATTTAATTATCCCGGCTTTTGTTGGATACATTAACCATAATTTTATGACCTATAATGAGATAATAGCTTTGGCTCTGTATAACACACACACAAAAGCTGCGCAGGTTGATGCTACTATGCTTCAAGCTGCTTTTAATTATTCCCGGAATAGGATAGCAAAGACTTTAATCCAGGATATTGGAGAAAATTATTTCTTTGAAATTTGGAAAAGAGATGCTGTTGCTAACCAAGAAAATGGAGAATATCCATATCCGATTGCCGATGAACACGCAGCCGGAGCCGAAAAAATAACCGGAGTTTTAATTAAAGGATATTCAACTGATGTCGATTATACTCCTTGCAGAGAAGTTGATATAAAAAATCTTGATCATGATTGGAGTTGGTATTTAGTAAATCAACCAAAATCCGATCCAATTTATTTTATTGGAGATGAAAGTTTATTTATTGCTCCACAGTTTGCAGCCGCAGATCTTCCGGCAGAACCAGATAATAACCGCCAGATTAAGCTTACAGGCATTGCCAAACTCGAAGATTTGACCACAGGAGCAACATCAGCAGCTATATTGCTTCCTTCAAGCACTCACATAAGAATTGCTCTTGGAATGGAAGAATTTATTTATAAAGCCAGAAAGATGAAATCCGAAGCAGCCGCTGCTAAAAGCGATTTTGAATATGAGCTAACTTTAATTGTTGATGAATTAACTAACCGCAATAACTCCAATATGCAGGCATCTTTACCGGACGAAACTGCGACTGGATACGGCGAATAAAGATATGGCAAAATACGGCTCGTTCAAGTATGGCGGCGGAATAACAGGAGCTAAATACGGATTAAGAAGCAGAATAGCAAAAACATCAACTATAAAATGGGATCTTAGGAAGACGATAAATAAAACGCTAACAATTCCTTACCATCTTTTCAAAATAATTGTTAAAGCGCTGACTATAATCTGGAATTTATGTAAATTAGTTTCTAAATCGCTGACTATCAACTGGCACCTTTTCAAAAATGCAATTAATTCTATCCAGATAAATTGGGATTTGCGCGCGATAGTTTCTAAAAGATTAACCATTAATTGGGAATTATTAAAACAGGAAACCAGAACATTGACTATAAAATATAATTTGTTTAATAATATTGAAAAATCGATAACAATGATTTGGAATATTTGGGTAAGAATATCTAAAGCATTAACAATCAAGTGGACACTTTACGGAATTGTTTCTTCACGGTTAAAAATTATTTATCATTTATTTAATAACTTAGGACTTTGGAACAAGCGAGAAAAACCGGATTATGATGACTGGTCTTCAAGACAGAAACCAACATCAACTTCTGGTGACTGGTCGCCAAGATCAAAGCCTTACTAACTTTAATTATATGGCAGTATTATCCACAGATCTAAAATTCTTCCTGTCCGGCGGAGCGGCTAACACCAATCCAGATGCCGCACTTGGCGGAATTATTAGCACAACACAGGTTGTTGATAACACACTCAACAATCTATTCGATAATGTTTCCGGTGCAGAGCATACTGCCGGAGATATAAATTATCGATGTATTTATGTAAAAAATAACAGCGCATCGATTGCTTACGCTGCCAAACTTTATATTGAAACAAATACTCCGGCCGCTGATAGTCAAATTGAAATTGGTCTTGATCTATCTGGTGCTGGTGGAACAGCTGATACCATTGTTGATGAGCATACCGCGCCTGATCCAGCTGTAACATTTAGTTTAGCTGCTGACTATGCCAACGCTCTTAGTCTTGGTGATCTCGCAGCTGGTGCTGTTTACGCTATCTGGATTAAGCGCACAATTACAGCCGGCGACACTTCGCAAGCTAACGATAACGCCGTGCTTAAATTAGCAGTTGATACAGCTTAATTATTTAGTTTAATAAGCTTTTAGGCCAGATTATAAATTTAGTCTGGCTTATAAATAATATTAATTTTCAAAATATATGGCATTTCCAAGCACACTCGATGATTTTACGCCAAAGGTGGATAACACCAATGATGTAATGGCGATAGATATAAACGAACTCCAAATTGCTATTAAAGCCTTACAAGATAAAGTAGGTGCTGATAATTCAACAGTAACTACTTCACAAAATTATAAAATAAATAATCTTTACGCAACTAAGAAAAACGCAGTAGCAACAAACCTAACTCCCCTTTCAGTAAAAGGTGGTGTAGTTCGTAATATAGACCAAGCAACAGGGGATATAGCAAGGACTACAAATGGGTGGATAGAAGATGAGAAGTATGGTGTGTTTTTAAAAGTTCAATCTAATAATGCTAGTGCTGAGTTTGATAGTGTGGTAACAAGGACTGGTAGACTGACTTTAAAATTATCTAATACAAGTGTTGGTGGTGCTTGCTTTGCTGAAGCGGTCGATGGTGGAGGTGATACTTATGATGGAAATAGGAGTAAATTAATTCCAATTAAAGCATCAACTAACTATAAACTCACTGTTTATGCTAAAACTTTTAATGCTGCCGCTAATTCAGTGTATATACAGGGAAAAACTTGGGATTCTAATTTTACTAATAGAGCTACATTATCACCATCAATTATAAAATTATCAGGCACACAAGATTGGACTAAGTTAGAATTACCTTTTAAAAGTGGAGCATCACAAGTGTATTTTACGTGGACAGTAGTTAATTTTGTCGCAGGCAACATCTCAGACGCTTGGTTTGATGTCAATTCAATGACTCTCGAAGAAGTTTCTACTATCAATAATACTTCATCTTCTCCTGCTCTCTACTATCCTAAAGCTACTGCTGTAACGAGTAATGATAATATAGACCAGAGTCAGGTGGTTAAAGATGGTTCATTGGCATTTGGTGGTTCTGGCTCAACAGACCAAGTTGCTGGAATGTTATTTATTCCAACAAAGAAAAATGGAACTGGAATAGTTATTCAAAGAGTTGCTAATACTGGAACTTATACTGGTGATGTTATCATTTCTTTGATGGGCGATGCTAATAGCAAGCCAAGTGGAACTAATTTAATTACACCTATAACTATCCCCAACGCAACCTGGAATGCATTAGCAGTTAATACTGACTATACAGTGTCTATACCTTACACCCTGACACCAGGTTCAAGATACTATGCTATTTTTGATAGTTCTACCAAAGACACTTCTAACCACCCCAATATAAGATGTGGCGTAGCTGTTGGTGGAAGATATTACTATAACGGAACTGTTTGGAGTTCTGTTCAGGCTTCTTATGCTCCATACATAAAAACTCTCTACTCTAAAAACACCACCAACTTTACTGTTAGAACTGATACTCAAGAAGTATCTGTCACCGCTCCTACCGTTGATGGTTGGGCTGATGGAACTGTTATTGACTCTGCTGATTATGGAGTAACTCCTTTAACTTTAGCTCCTGGTGTTAATAACATTTACTATTCTTCTAATGGCTCTAATTTAGCAGATGGTGCTACTGATGAAAGTTTACAGGCTATCATTGAAGGGACTATTTATGGAGAAGGCAAGGTATCACTTTTTGATAGTGGAACAACTGCTCCAAGTTCAACCCCTATTTCTGTTGGACAAGTTTATGTAGATACAACCGCTAAAAAGGTTTATATCTCAACAGGTATTACCAGTTCGTCAGACTGGACTATCTTAAATTAATATGGAAAAATTAGTAATATTACTTTTAATCTTAATACCGCAAGTTACTTTTGCTAGTATTGAAGGTGATATTAATTTTTTCAGGGAAAATAATTTAATAGTTGATAAACAATTAATTAAAACAGCTAATTTTAAAGTAAACGATAGGCTGTTTCATAAATACTTTAATCACATAAACCCGTTTAATGATAGTATTGTAGATATATTTAAGAGATTTAATGTTAAATGGAGTTTATGTGGTGAGGTATTATCAATTGGTTATAATGAAAAAGAAGTAGTAACATCTTGGTTAAATTCAAAAACACATAAAGAAGTATTACTGGAAGATAACTATACCAGAGTCGGATGTTACTATAAAAAAGGCATAACAGTTTGCCACTTTAATTAAATATATAACATATAATTTATGAAAAACATCTTAACTTATTTACAAGGTAAAAAAACAAGTATTGCCACTATCTTAGGAGCAATTATTGTTTACTCTTTAACAAAAGGTTATATTGACGCTGATTTAGCTCAACTTTTATCAGCTATTATGGTAGCTTTGGGTTTAAGTGCTAATATTGCTACAAGTAAAATGGTAAAATAATATGCCGGAGAAAATCAGTAAAATTATCTGGTTTATTATAAAATTTTTATTTATTTATTTTCCTTTGGGTTGGTT